CCAGTTATAGGTCCAGCAAAAGCGTCTGCTGTAACAGTTCCATCAAAGAAAGCGTCTTTAAATTCATTATCTGATTTACCAAGATCAATAATGTTATCTGATCCAGGATATAAAGCCCCATCTTCAAGGATTAATTGTTTTTCATTCCCAGCATAAAAATTTATTTTATCGGCATCTTCAAAATCTATTTTAGTTTGGTCATCCTCACCGATCTTAATATCAGTTGCTAATAGTGAGGTGATGCCTGTTTGTGCTGCATCTACTGAAAGATCAACTGTATTATCACCATCTTGATATGTAACAGTAATACCACTTTCGGTATTGCTTGAGAACATTGCACCAGTTGTGTCTGATATATATTCAGCCAATGTTGTTCCATCGACTGTTATCGCGTCAGCTTCGAGTGTACCATCTATATCTGCATTACCAGAGATGTCTAAACTTGTGGCATCTACTTCGCCTGCTACTGTTACAACACCGCTAGTAAGGGTGATTAAATCAGTATCCCCTGTATGTCCTATCGTAGTTCCATCAATGGCTATATTATCGACTGTTAATGCTGTAAGTGTTCCCAGACTTGTAACATTTCCCTGGGCTGCTGTATTTAATGTTCCAGCAAAAAGTGTAGAAGTTAAAAGACCGCTAGAAGGATTATATGTTAATCCTGTGTCACTTTCAGCACCTTGAGATCCTGTAGCTCCATCTACAAAGATTGGATATACAGTTTCATCGCTTGAATTATTAGCGGAAACAGTAATATTATCTGCTGTACCAGTTGTATCCTGGTTAAGTGTACCAATTACAAAGTCTAGCGTATTATCACCATCTTCGTATGAAACTGTGATATTCGTTTCAGTATTAGAGCTTACCATAGCTCCGACAGTATCGGCTATGTATTCATTTAAGGCCGTACCATCTACTGTGTAAGCATCTGCTTCTAAAGTTCCGTCAATATCAGCGTTACCACTAATGTCTAATGTGGCTGCATCTAGCTCACCACTAATAGTTATATTCCTACCACCTGTAATGTCTATATTTGAGTCTGTTACAATCGCTTTACTTGCTATTACTGTACCAGCCGTTATTCCGTCTATAGTTTCAAGCTCTGCTTCATTTATAACAGCACTTCCAATCGTAAAGCCTGCTGCTGTTACTACTCCTGTGACTGCGAGTGTTTCTCCTATTGTGGCTAATCCAGAAACCGTTAAGTCATCAGTTGTGGTTAATTGCTCTGCTTGGACAGTTCCAGAGGCAACTACATTGCCTGTTACTGCCTGACTTCCACTATCAATCGTACCTGTCGTGGTTAAATTTTCGTTACCAAAAACGATTTCACCACTTCCAGCATTTATCGTAAGATCGCCTGCTGTGGTGGCTATTGTGCCAGCATCCGATAGTGTTATGTCACCTTCTAAAAATAAATCTTGCCATGCGTAAGTCGCACTACCAATATCATAAGTATCGTCTGCTGCTGGTATAAGGTTAGAGTCGATTGACCCTGTGATTGTAACCGTATCGCCTGATGCGTCTCCTAGATCGACATTTCCAGTAAGTGATACGTTTGCTGCTGTAACCGTTCCTGTTGCTGTAATATGCCGAAATCCTGTGATATCCTTATTGGAATCGACAACAACAGCCTTACTCGCTGCGACTGTTCCTGCGGTTACGTCGGTTGAATTTGCTCTGGATACTGCGCTGTCAATTTGCGCTCCAGTATAATCTGAATTGTAATTAGCCATTTAGTTTCCCCTGTTAATAGACTTCAATTAAAGAGGATTAGACTACACTTATATTGTTTGACCGTTGGCCATACGTTTGCAGTCTGACTGAGCTTTAAACTCTTTCCCTGGCCAACCATTCCCCTTTAATTCAAATAAAGGTGCGCCCATAAGTCTTTTTAGATCGGTAGACCCACAAGCACATTTAGCCTTTTCATCCACTTTTGTCATGGCTTCAAAGACTTTTTCACATTTTTTACATTGATAATCGTATGTTCTAAACATAATTAAGGAATGGGGGTCATAAAGACCCCCATATTGATCCTGTTGTTAATGATTAAGAATTAAGGATTCTTGAATTCTTGAATTCTTCCCTCAAAAACTGTAACTGCTCCGTAAAGCATATCGCTGACCACTTTAGTTCCTAAAAAGTCAACAGAATATTCTGCCTGGACTCTAGGCTCGAGCTGTCGGGCCGCGGAAACCGCGCTTGGGTGAAAAATGTACCCAACTTCCACTCCAGTTGAGGTTGATGCCCCCATAACTGTTGAGTGTAGAACTGGCATGCCATAAAGCATACCGATCTGACCATTTTTCAATGCTGATGGGCCTACACCCATCTTAGAAGCGTCTACGAAATCAGAGATTCCGAGCATAGCAGTATACAACGCTGGTGAAACCACAAAATTACACTCATTAGTGTCCACATCAGCTTCCATAAGGGTTTTCATGCCCCCACGAATTTCTGCTGCTGTGATTGTGTTATCTCCTGCAAGAGCTGTACTGTTAGTAGTAGCTGCTTCTACTTTAGACTCGATGTAAGCATCGTAAGTCTTAGCAAGTGCGTAAGCCATCCCGCTGACTTCTTTTTCAAAAAGACCAGGTATGGATTGAACACTAGCGATATCTTCTACAAGCTTCGCTGCGTAACGATGTTGATCAATAGTTAGATCGGACTTCGCATGCGTTGAAGCTCCGTAAGTTACGATTGTTTCTGCTGCTTTAGCTGCATCACTTACCTCTGCCAATTTAGGGATATGAAAAACATCACCCCTACCTTTGACAAGACCGTTTAAAGAAGTATCCACACATTGTTCGAACACAAGATTGCGTTCTAAATATGCTTTTACTCCATCAGTCCAAATCTCAGGAATAAAATTAGCAGCGGTAGTTGTAGTGACCGAAGCACCAGCAAAATCTGAACTTAATGCCATTTGGTATTACTACCTTTCCACGCTATTTTTTAGCGTAATTTGAAAGAACCTTACTCCAATTACCCTGGCGTTCATCTTTAGTCATTGACTTAAACGGATTAACGCCCTTATCAGGCATTGGTGTCGAATAAGATTCGTTCGTTTTAACTTTCTGATTAAATGATCGAGCTACGAATTTCTGCAACTTTTCAGTTGGCAAATCAATCGCAAATTCTCGATCCTCGTCAGTAAGCTGATCCAGAAGGTCTTTTCGTACCGCCTCTTTCACCTTTTGACCTTCTTCTGCCTGAGATTTATACTCGTCTCGTTCAGACTTGTACTTGGTAGCAAGATCCTGCCACTCGTTGTTCTTCTGCATTTCTGCTTCTTCGCGAGCATCGAGTTGATCCTGCAATTCCTTTATCCTTGCTTCAGCTGCCTGCCTCTGTGATCTGTATTTCTTCGCATCTGCGATAAGCTGTCCAACTTCAGAGGAAGTGTTGGTGCTTTCTTGAACATTAGCCTGTTCTTCGGCTTGAGCTTGCTGCTCGACTGCTTTTGAGTCCGTTTCCATAATTTCTCCTATATGGTGTAAACCTTGTATCCCATGCCGTTTTTGCGCAATTCTTTAGTAAAGCTTCTTACTACCTGTTTTGCCATCTCTTTACCGATCATCTCTTGCTCGGCAGGGGGTGTGGGGTTGGTTTTTGTTGTTGTAAATCTTTTTCTGGTCTTTTTTCTAGGGCCTTGAAAGTCCATCCGTTCTGCCATAGACCCTTTTTCAGCCTCATCACCTTCGATTCCATATGAGAAACCAGTTTTGTCTGCATCAATAAATTGAAATGCGTTTTTCATTTCTCCTGATAAGGTTAAATCAACCTTTCCAGTATATTTACCTAATGCTTGTTTTTGCTTTTTATAAGCAGGAGTATAATCTTTAAATCTATTTCCAGCGTGATCTAAGCCTTTTTTAAAGATAGAACGCTTATGTGCCTTTGCTACATTCTTACCAAGTGCTGTAAAAAATAGTTTATCGAATGAGAACGCTTTTTTAAAATTAATCATTATAATATTGCTCTAATGTTTGCGGAA